TATAAGAGAGCTAACGAACCATATACTAATGAAAGATTTAGTAAATTAACTGTTACTAAAGAACTTATTTTAGATATTAGAAAATTCGTTCATATCTTTGATTTAAAGAAGGATAATTTAACGATAATAGATTTGTTTAGAATAGTAGAAAAATGGTCAGATATAGAACCTAAACACGTTTTATATGATAATTTTAAACCAAGTAAGCAAATTAAATTAATGTGGAGTGATTTAGTTAAGTTTAATAAAAAATATAATAATAAATACAATAGAAAAAAATACTTTTAATATATGAGTCAATGGATAATAATTAAGATAAGAGAAGATATGTATAAGGCTAATTTATTAGCACCAAATGGACAGATTATTTGTTCTACAGAAATATATTCTAGTGTTAAAGCTTTACTAATTGGATTGGAAAGTATAAAGAAATATACGAATTCAAGAATAAATTTTGATAATATTTGATAGTAAACATATTATATAGTATTAGGTTATGATACAAATAGATTCAAAAAAAGAATATTATGTTTACCATCACGTCAATAAAATCAATAATGATATATTTTATGTTGGTAAAGGAAAGGGTAAAAGAGCATATGAAAAAATTGGTAGAAATCAATATTGGATAAATTATACAAAAAAATACCCTGATTTTGAAGTTGTTATAGTTTATGATAATTTATTAGAAGATGAAGCATTTGAATTAGAGATTAAAGAAATTAATAAGATTGGTAGAAGTATTTATAAAGAAGGAACATTGGTGAATATACTTCCTGGTGGAAGGCCTTTTCCAGAAGAATATATTTTATTTAGAAAAGAAAATAAAATAAAATATAAAAAGGATGATGAAGATTCTAAAATAGAATTAATGAAGAAAGTTGATGAATTTATGAGTAAAATGGAAGAAAATCCATTTAAGAAATCACTTGATGATTTTTATAAAAGACATAATATTTTACAGAAGCCAATATATTTATGGAAAGAGTTAACAGAAGAAGAAAAATATAGTATTTTATTAGAAGAACATAATATATTTATTCATAATATGAGAAATAGAGGTGGTGAATTTAAAAAACTAGAAAAGTTAGATTATATTAGAGAAGAAGATAAAGAACATTTTAAAAAAATGTATAATTTAAAAGAAAAAAGATATGGAAAATAGAATTACACAAGCAGAAAAAGAACTTAGATTATACCAAGTATATCAAATGGTTTTAAATGGATATCCTAGATATAAAATAATTGAATATGGTAGATCGTATTGGAAAGCAGTTGATAGAACAATTGATGGGTATATATCAGAAGTTTCTAATATGATGAAGAATGAAAATACTAAAAACTTTGATTATAATTTTAACTTGATGAATAGTAGAATAGAGGATTTGATTAATAGATGTTATTTAGAAAATGATAAAAAAACAATTGTTAATTTATTAAGATTACAATCTGAAATAAATGGATTGAAGAAGGATAGAATAGAGTTATCTGGTGAAGTAAAAATAAAAACAATTTGGGGTGGAGAAGACGATACAACTATTTAGTCCACATAAAAGACAAAGATTGGTTATAAATTCTATTGAAGATGGTGATATATTTTTTATAACTTGTGTTATTGGTAGACAATGGGGCAAATCTTTATTAGGAATGAATATTGCTGTTAAATGGGCATTAGAAAATCCTAAGTCAATTATATTCTGGGTGAGTCCTGTTGACACACAAGCTCATAAAATATATAAACAGATATTAGAAGCTATCTATCCTACTGGACAGATTAAATCTAAGAAAGGTGGTAAAGGAGATACAGAGATTATATTTAAAAACAAATCAAAGATATTATTTAGATCTGCAGCATCAGAAGATTCATTAAGAGGTGAGTCAGTTGATTATATGATATTGGATGAAGGTGCTTTCATTAAGAAAGATACTATTGATACTATTTTATTACCAATGTTAAATGTTAGAGGTAGGAAATGTTTAGTTTTAACTACACCTAAAGGTAAGAATTGGGTTTATGATTGGTTTTTAAGAGGACAAGATCCTAGTGATAAAAAAGCTATATCATATAGATTTCCTACAACAGATTCTCCATTTGCAAATGGAGATTTAATTGAATATTTCAGAAAGAGTATGTCAACTAAAAGATTTGAACAAGAGTTCTTAGCTGACTTTGTTGATAATGCAGGTGTATTTAATAATATTAATGATGTTATGGTTTTAGATAGACTTACACAACCTATTCCAGGTGAAAATTATTATGCTGGAATTGATATTGGGTTGATAAATGATGCGTCTGTTTTATGTATATTAGATAAAAATGGTAATTTAGTTAATTATTATAGATTTGATAAAGTTGAGAGTCCAGATTTAATACAAGAGATTATAAATTTAAATAATATTTGGAAGTTTAAAATGATTTATATAGAAAATAATAATCAGGGATTGACTATCTATCAAGATTTAAGAAGAAAAATAAAAAATATAAAAGATATTAATACTAATACAAAGACTAAGCCTGAAATGATTAACAAATTAATACACGCTTTTAATATGAAAGAGATAGAAGTATTGATAGATGATTTATTAAGAATAGAGTTAGAAGCTTATATTTTCAAACAAAAGGATGGTAAGATAACATTTGGTGCTGATAATGGTTTTCACGATGATATAATTATGGCTCTTGTAATGTCGAGAGAGTGTTATTTAGATAATAAATTTTCAGGTGTAAGAAAAATATTCTATTAAAAATATTATATAATAGATAATAAATAACAAAAATATATGACAAAACAAGAATTAAAAGATAGTGTTACATCGGTTGTTAAAACTAATGGTAATAAAGGAATAACAGGAGCTAATTTACAAGCAAAGTTATTTGAGATAATAGATGAATGTTATAATGTGGGTGGTACAATACCAGCTACTCAAGTAACTACTGATTCAAGTAATAGATTTGTTACTGATACACAATTAACTAATTTTCAATCTGGTTATAATAATGCAATACTTTTAAATGGAGGTGCTACTGTAGCAGTTACTTTTGCAACTTCTAAGTATTATGGTAGTGTTGCTAGTCCAGTAAGTGGTGCTGCCGTTACCTATGATTTTACAAATGCAGTAGCAGGAAGTAAAGCTATTATTTTTCATAATGCGGGATCTGAACCTACCTATCCTGTAGGTACTTATAAAAGATTCGGAGTATATCAATCCAGTCAATTAAATATACTCACTTTTGAATACATAGATTCTAACACTATTTTACTAGATATAGCTTATTCTACTGCAGCAGGGTTACAACCAGAAGTAGTAGCTTGGATGCAAAAAGGAGGAGTAGCTAATGGTTTTATATTAGCAGCATTGAATCAGTTTATGATAGATATAACTTCGATTAGGAGTAGAATAATAAGAATGAATTTATGTTATGGAGAAACTTTTGCTAGTACTTCTATACCGATAATAGTTAATACTGATGGATCATCTACTCCAACAGGACCTGCACTAGATACCTTAGTCAACTTCGTATCGGGAGATTATACTTTCAATGGTACTATGGGATTAGGAGGAGGATTATACTCTCTAAATCAAATAAAATATATAGATACAGGATTAGATTTATCTACTACATCTGAATTTGGACAAGATGATTGTTCATTTGGTATGCACGTTCTTACTAATATAGGTAGTAATGGATATGTTTACGGTATAAAAGCTGGAACTAATCTAGGTACCTATTGTGGTGTTAATGTACAGGATTTTATGAATAGTAATGGAGCAGCAATACTTGGTACGAGTGGTAGGATGTTCAATATATTAACTAGGAATAATAGTGCTACTTTCGATAAAATATATAATGGAGTTAAGTACACATATACTGCTGCATCAACTACAAAGCAGTCTTCAACTATGAAATTAGGTGCTTTTGCTCAACCAGGGAGTGCTCATTATTTAACTCTATATGGGTATTTCGTAGGAAAGTCATTAGATGCTTCACAAGAAGCGATATTAAGAGGTGCTTGGAGTACTTTAATGACTAAAATATTAAGATAAAAATAAAAAAAAGTATGGAATATTTATATTTAACAGAAGAACAAAATCAAGCTTTGATTAGTATTAGCAAAGATACTGATAGTCAATTCAAATTAGTAGCTGCTCCCTATGAAGAAGGGTATATACTAAATTCAGAAGTTTTATCAGAACCTTTGTATGGATACTATATGCCTTTATTAACATCTTTAACAAAGATAGATATATAAAAAAAATAAAAAATGTATGACGGATGGTGAAAAAGTAATGGCTATTGCAAAGATAGCTTATAGAGGAAGTGAAGTAAACCAAGAAATTTGGAGACTTTATAAAAAGCACGTTGATAAGAATAACTTATATTCTAATTATATTAGTGGATGTGGTTGTCCAAATGATATAAGTCATAGATGGCGTGAGCTTATTGAAGATTGTTTATCAAATCCTGATAAATATAATGTTGAAGATGTGGTTAAGAAATCTTCTAAGGTCCAAAAAAAGTAGAAAAAAGTCATTTTTAGAACTTAATATATATAATAAATAAAAGTTATATATATGGAAAGTTTAAAATTAGAAATGGTAAATTTACTTGCTACAAGAAAAATATCTTTAGATGATTATATAAAAGTTAATAGACAGATAGAGTCTAATAATGTTATATTAGCAATTATAGAATATCTTAAATTAAAAATTAATAAATAAAAAATGGTAAAATTTAATTATGAAGGTGTAGATTATGATCTACCTCAAAAATGGGAAGAGATGACTTTATCATCTTATATTTCTTTTATTGAATATAGAAAATCAGAAAAATATGATTCTGATTATGATGGTACAAGATTCTTTGATGCTTTATTGAATAAGCCTATAGGATTTTTTGATGATATGACTATTAAACAAATAAAGGAAATTTATTCAACTAATGAGTTTGATTTTGATGAGAAAAGATTAAAGAAATTAACGTCATACAAAAAACATATAATTGTTGGTGATGATACTTTTTCATACCCTAAAACAATGGAAGATATGAGTAATAGTGAATATGTTACATTTAAGAATTTATCGGCTAATTTAAAGAGTGAAGAGCAAATTCTTAAATTAGTTCCTATTCTTCTAAGAAAATCTATTGAGGTTAAAGATGAGTTTGGTAATATTAATCATAAAAGGGAGAAGTTAGATACTTCTATATTACAAGAAAGATATGAATATCTTAAAGATAAGATATTAGCGACTGACGTTATTGGTTGTATATCGGCTTTTATACCTGGGAGGAAAATTTAAATAAAAGACGAGCTCGATTATTTGAACCTGGATCGGGTATGTTTGGACTTCCTAGACTTGACGAAAGGTATTCTTGGATATCTATGATAGAGAGATTAGCTCAGGGTGATTTTACTAAATTTGATTGTATATATCAAATGTCTGTTGAAGAATCTTATTACTTATTAGAGTATTGGAAAGTTAGAGATGAATGGACAGAAGAGTGTAATAAGATTCTTTCTAAGAAAAAATAGTTTAGAAAAAAATATTATATAATATATATGACAATTAAGAATATAAAACAGATATTTGAAGATATTGCAACTAACTCTGTTATGATAAATGACTATTTCTATGGAAATGATTATCATAAAAATGGTGTAGAACCAAGATATCCTTTATTACAAGTTTATTGTACATCTCAAAATTTATCTACACAGAGTACAAATTTTAATATTATCAAATCTTCTAGTGTAGAAATAGTTGTTTGGGATAGAATAGATAAAGGTGATGATAATTTTGATTATATCACTAGTGATACAGGATTTGTTTTAGAAACAATAATTGTTAGTTTAAAAAATCATCCACTATATAAAGCTTTAAGGATTCAAACAGGATCATCATTTGATTATGATTTAATATTAGAAGCTGGTAAAGATAATATAATTGGATGGAGAGGTGTAATGACATTAACAAGTCCTTTAAATATGACCATATGTAATATTCCTTTAACAAATGTAACTATTGATTGCTAATGGCGGATGAAATGGATAATAAGTTTTTATGGTCAGCTCTAACAAATGTAGGTGATGAATTAGTTAAGGAACTAACTAAACAATTGATTGCTCACGATAAAGTTGCTACAAAAAACTTAGTTAATAGTTTAGACTTTGATGTTATTGAACAAGCTGAAAAGCTTTCATTAGTTTTAAAAGCTGATTATTATTTAAGATATGTAGATGAGGGAAGGAAGAAAGGAAATCCTCCACCAAGTAAAGAAATAGAAAAGTGGATTAAAGTAAAGGGAATTTCTTTAAGAAGTGATAAAGGTGTTAAATATAAACCAGCTCAGGCTGCTTTTGTTATATCAAGATCAATAGGAAAGAAAGGAATTAAAGCAACAAATGTAATAAATAAATCAATAAATAATGTTTTAAACAATTTAGATTCATTATCTGAAGCTTATAAACAAGATGTTTTGAGAAGTTTATCAAATATATTATTAGAACAATGAGAATATACAACCAACCAGACAAATTATCATTAAGTAATGTTGATAATTATTTCAGATTTAAACAAGATTCATTAAATGAATTTGATTACTTTATATCACCATATGTTATTAATCCTTTATCATTTAATAGAATTAAATTCTTAGGGAACTTTAGAATGCCTGGTGATATAAAAGGATTTGGAACAATAGATACATCTGCTATTACAAAACCACAATTTAATAATAATGTTAGACCTGACATATTAACAATAGCATCTGCTCCTGGTAATATAGTAAAATATGATTCTGAATATGGTACAATTAATAGTGCTTCATTAAGAATAATTAATATGCAATTACTTTCAGGTAATCCTGATGGTAACTTATCAATTTTATTTGAAAACGATCATAATTTAAAGGTTGGTGATTTAATTATAATTGATAAAGATAATAAATCTTTAAATTTACAATATGATGGTGAAGCAACCGTAATTGAAATAGTTGATAATAGAAGAATTTTAATAAATAAATATTGGAGTGATTATCAACCAGATTATATTTTGAATGATGGTGTTTATATTTACTACACCACAAGTGTTAGATTTAAATTAACAAGAGTTCCTAATAGATGTGATTATATAAATATTATTTACAATTCACAATCTTATTTAGCAGGATTTCAACCATCAACAGATGCTAATCCTTGTTTTCCTTGGCCTGCTGCTAGAATACCTACTAGTGCTACAATAGAATCAAATCAAGCACAATACTTTGCTCAGATGAATGGATATTTCATTGGTAGAATGACTCAAACAGTTGATGGATATATTCAATTAACAATTCCACAAGGTTATGGTTATAGAGTTAGAATGGAAAGTTCAGCAGAGTTTATTGTAATAGATGATGAATCAGTTGACACAGGATATGTTACATCAATAACAAGAGTTGAAGGTACTTTAGGTACTTATAATGTATTGAATGGTAGAAGAAATTATAATGAAAGATATAAAGAATTTGGTTATATAGAAGATAATAAAGTTTTAGGAACATATTCACCTACAATAGGTAATAATGAATATGAATCATATATGTTTGCTTCAAAATATGGATCTGTAAATACATTTGTTGAGTTATATAATAATAATACATTAGATTCTACATTTTTCATAGGTTCATTCTCAAGTATATATTCAAATCTATATGAGATTCCTGTTGGAACACAGAACTTTTTAGATTTAGGTGTTAATTTAAATAGTGTTAACAATTATAAAGTTAAGATAGTAAATGAATCAGGTACATATTCTTTAGTTGAAAAGAAAATTACTAATCCTTGTTGGTTATTTGATACATTAAAGTTTGCTTATTTAAATAAGAATGGTGTTTATGAATATTTAAAACTAAATGGTAATAATAAAAGAACAAATAACTTTACAAGAGTTGAGTCTAATAAAAGATTAAATTGGAATTATTCCAATGGTGATAGAGATATAAAACAATATGATGTATATGATATTGAAAATTATTCATTTAATAGTGATTGGATTAATGAAGAAGTTTTAGATCAAGTAGAAGATTTAATGTTAAGTAGTGATGTATATTTAGTAGATAAATTACAACCTATGGGTATTTATGGATTAGATAAAATATATGGTGGTACATTTGAAACAGATGAAGATATAGATTTTTGGACATTTAGTAACTTTCAAATAATAGGAAGTGCTTCTGTTTATAATAAAGAACCTTTTATAGGTGATGATTTATTTATTAATCCTGGATTTACTTCATCTATTACACCTTGGGTAGTACAACAATTTACATATTCAATGGGTATGACAGCTGCTGGATCAAATGGTGTTGCTAGATATACTGCTGGTGCTTTTAATGGTTTTTTAAAACAAGATGTTTATTTAAAAACATTTGGTAGATATACAATTGATTTAGAATATTTAAATTATGATTCATCTTTTATTGGTAATATTCAAGTTAAAGATGAGTTTGGTAATACTATTAGACAACAAGGTACATTTAGCTATACACAAAGTTCAACACAATCTTATCATAATACATTTGATTTTGATAACTTTTTAAATGGAACATATTCTATTGTAGTATTTGCTAATAATATTAGTCCAACAGCATCTGGTATAGAATTTAATACTATATCTATTAAAGAAAGAAATACTAATGAAAATGGTTTTATATCACAAGAAGTAGATGTGTATGGTAATAGACAATATCAATTAAACTTTAAATATAAGTCTAATAAGAATTATGATTTAGCATTATACTTTGAAAATAAATCTATTGAAACTGGAGTTGTATCTAAGAGTTTAAACATAATAACTCAAAGCAATTTTACTGATTATGAATATAAGTTTTTAATAGGTGATTCTGCTGATGAAAGTTTATATGATATGTCAATAGGTATTAGAAAAGATTTTACTAACTTATTTGCTAATCCAAATTTTGAACAAGGAACTACAGGATGGAATTTAGATGATTTTAGATATGATCCTTTAAATAGAAATGTATATTATCAATTTACTATTGGACAATATGGTGGTAATTTGAATACAACTGCTACATTAGAAGCTGGAAAGACATACAAATTATATTTTGAATACAATGCTGATGATTCATTTACAGGTTATATAGATGTATCTAAAGGAACAGCTTCAGTTTATAGTTCAAACTTTGGATTAGATAAGACAAGTTCAACAGAAACTCAATTCTATTATTCAAGAGATTTAGTAGATTGTGATGCTTTATCTATTTATAAATATAATGATGACTTGAAATTTGGATTCTATTATAAATTGGCAGCAGGTGGTGGATGTTCTACTGTACCTGGTACTTTATTTACAAATAGATTACCAAGAGCACCTATTAATATAACAGCTAATATGGGATATTTAGTAACTAATACATTAGGAACTGGTATTAATGATATTAGTTATGGTTTGAACCAGTATGGAATATATGGACAGATACTTGGACCACCAACAAATAGAATTAAATTAACATCTGCTTTTAATGATTACTTTATATTAGCTGAAGAAGTTAATCATAATAGTCAATTCTTACAAATAACAAAAGAACCTTATAGAGGTAAAGCTTTTAAAGAAGTAACATTTACTGCTACACAATCAGGTGTACACACATTTGGGTTCTTATTTATATCATCAGGTACAAAAACAACTGGTGTTATTTTAGACAACTTTAAAGTGTATGAATTTGAAGATGGTGTAATTGATAACTTAGGATTTTCAATTGATGATATATCACTTTATGAGTTAAAGGGAGCTGATTTAACTCCTATTATAATAACAAATGATAATTTACCTATTAAGAGTGATATTAAAGATGGTATATTTACTCAGAATATAAATTATAAATTAGGATTATCTAAAGATCATAGACTTAGATAAAAAGTCGTTTTAAAATAATAATATATATAGTATGTATGAAATAATTGTAAATATAAATGGTGAAGAAAGTTCATTAGATATTGGTCAAGAAATAGGATTTGGTATTAATTTTGTTATAAATGATATAAATGATATATTCTCAAGACAAACCACAATAACAAAGAATATTAAATTGCCTGCTAGTGATTATAATAAGAAGATATTTAATAATATTAATTTATTATCATCAGATGGACTTTGGAATACAAATTTAAGAAGTCCTGTTGTAATTAAACAAGATACTATTATTGTTTTAACTGGTAATTTACAATTAGTAGATTATAATTTAAATGATAAAGGATCTTATTTTGAGATTATATGTTATGGCGAATTTGAATCATTGGTTAAACAAATAGGTGATAAGGCATTGAACAAACTTAATTTAAGTTATTATGACCACCCTTATAATATTGAAACAATAAGAGACTCTTGGAATAAAGATTATAAATCTGGATATTTTTATGGGTTAATTGATGATGGTCTAGGATTGGCTAAACTAACAGGAGATCCAATTAAATCAATTCAATCAACTACATATTCAAGATATTTAAATACAAAGGATTTTAAATGTTGTTTGTATATTAAGACTATTTTTGATACTATATTAGCTGAAGTTGGATATTCATATGAATCAACTATTTTAAATAGTTTAATGTTCAAAAATTTAATTTACTATTCAAATGTTAAGAAACTATCAAAGTCATCTAAAAACGACTTTAAAACTCTTTTTAAGGTAGGTTTGAGTGCTGATCAAAATATAAATAACAATTTTAATTTTTATCTTATGGGTGAAGAATTTCCATATATACCAATTAGTGGATATAGATATCAAAGGAATTATTATTTAGGTGATCAATCATTGGATTATAATGCTTTAGATACATATGTTCCTATTTTTTATCCTGTACAAGATATTGCTAGATTTAACAATGAGAGTTTTCCAAACTATGATAATTATAACAATTTTGATTCAACTGTGTTTGAATATGTTAATAATAGTTTAGATGAGTTAAATGGTAGACAATATTTTCATTTTGATATAACAACTTTTGATCATTATGGTGTTTTGGTATCTCAGAATAAAAATGATTTAGAAGGGTTTCCAAGAAATTGTGTTGTTGGTATTCAAGTATTTAGACAAATAGATCCAACAACAGGTAATCAACATCCTGGATGGTCATCTGGTACAGGATCTGTATTTCCTACTTATGGTGGGTTGAATAAATATTATTTAAGTGTTCCTGAACAAAATAATTACAATAGAAGTATGACATATTCTATTGATCAAAGTTCTGGTATAATGACAGTAGATTATGCTACTGATTTTTACACGGATTATATGGATGGTAGAGATGATTATCATAAACCTATTCAACCAGGTGAGAAATTAAGATGTGTTGTTCAAAGAATAGCTTCTAAATTTGATGTTATAGCTCCTTCAAGTGTAAGTGTTATAGTTAAAAAGACTTCATATTGGGTTAATGAGCCTAACTCAAATATAAGTTTAGGACAAGTAGTAGATATATCAACATTATTAGATAAAAGTATTAAACAAAAAGATTTTATATCTTCAATTGTTAAGATGTTTAATCTATATATTGAAGAAGATAAGATAAATAAAAAGAAATTATTAATAGAATCTAGAGATGATTATTATTCTAAAGGCAGAAAAGAAGATTGGACAGATAAAATAGACTCAAATAAAGATAAAATTTATACATTACTATCAAATAGCCAGACTTTAACAACTACATTTAACTATAAAGAAGATAAGGACTATTGGAACAACACTTATAAGACAGAGCAAAGTAAATTATATGGTGAATTTAAATTTACTAGTGATAACCAATTTATAAAAGGTGATAAAAAAATAGAAACTATATTCTCACCTACTATATTAGCTAATGTTCCAAACACTTTGGATAATCCTTTATCAAATATTAATAAAGAAGCTAATAATACTGGCATAGTTAGTGGTGAAGTATCTTCTAATCCAAGAATATTGTTTAAAAATATGATTGCAGTTGGCACTACAAATGATTTTTTTGATGTAGATGTTGAAAATGGAACACAAGTTGACTCTACTCCTGATGATTTTGGCAATCAAGTTATACAAGGAGCATTTATATTTGGTATACCTACTCAAAAAATACTTAGATTACATACATATCCATATATAGGACATTTAGATGATCCAAGAAATCCTAATTTTGATTTAAATTTTGGTCAGACAGAATTTATTTTATATAAACTCACAAATGGTAATGTTACTAATAATAATTTAGTTAACTTATATTATAATAGTTTATTAAGAGATTTAAACCATAAAAATTCTAGATTAATAAAGTGTTCTATGTTTTTAAATAGTTATGATATTAATAATTTAAGATTTAATCATAAGATATACTTAAATATTGATGGTACTTATCAAATTTATAAGTTAAATAAGATTAGTAATTATAATCCAAATGGTAATAAGTCTTGTGAAGTAGAATTGATTAAAACAATAGGTGTTGATTATAGATTAAATAGTATACCTGATATTCAGACAATTTATAACGGATTTGATTCACCAGTTGGTGGTACATTACCTATTACAACAACACAAAGTTTTATTCCTAACTATATTAAAGCTGGATATGATAATTTATTAGATGAATTTTCAGTAGTTACTATCAATTATATCACCGCAGGTAGAGATGCTATCTTAGGATTGGGTTCACAGACAACAACTAATAAGATTAACGCTGGTAATAATACTATTCTTTAAAAAATAGTTATAAAAAAATATTATATAATATATGGCAATTATACAACAAAATTCAAGGATTAGTCATCATACAGTTACAACACCAACAGCTATATTCACGGTTCCTGTTCAAGAAGATTTCACAACAGGTACTTGGAGTTCATTAGATTTGTGTGTTAGTGAGTTTGGTGTTAATGAAGCGGATGAAAAACTTTATATTAGAGTAGGAAATACTGTTAAACAAATACAATTTGTAGGTGCTACAGGAGGTGATCAAGGATTAGACGATGTTTTAGCAACAGAAAATTTAACTAATGGTAATAATATAGTTTTAACAGATGGTGATAAACTAATTAATACTGATGGAACATTTGGTGTTTATTATTCAGGTAAGAATTTAGTTTTGTATGACGGATTCTATGATGGGAAAGTATATGAAATAGGATATGATGACAATACGAGTTTTAATGCTAGTCCAATTATAGTAGCATCATACTCATTTAACCCAGCTTATTCATCTATGTTTATTGAAACAACAATAATCTGTAATGGTACTGGTGGATCAACATATCATAGTAAATTAGAAGGATTCTTCAAAGGAGGTACAATGTCTTTAATACAAGTATCTGTTGTAGATAAAACAGAACAATCAGAATTTCTACCAGGTGGTGTTATAACTGATTATGAAATAGATGGTTATAACTTAAAGATAGTTGGAACTGGTCAAATAGGTGATTCATATGAATGGAATGCCGTATATAAAGTACATATAAAATAATTAATAATAATGATTAGAAAGAATGACATCATAGAAGGTATAATAATAAAAGATGGTTTTACTATATCATCAGGCGATATTGCTATTAGAAGTAATACAAGTATTATAACTCCTGGTAGTGGAACTATGTCTATAGATTTTAAGATAGATGAAATAACTACATTATATCAAGTAGCTGATGTTGAAACTAAAGTTCAGGTATCTGAATTTGTTAAGATATCTTCTAAAGATACAATGGATGAAAGATATATTGAAGTTCATAAAGATGGTATAAATTTAGGTGGGATTGGTTCAGGATTTGTTTATGCAGGACCTGGTGGTGAATTAACTACATCATTAAATGGTGGCACAATTTCTATTATAAGTGTTGGTGCTACAGGAGCAACTGGTCCAGGTGGTACAATAAATCAAAATGAAATAGCTTTTGGAACAGGAACGGGTATTACATCTAGTGTTCATTTTAAATTTGATAAAGACACTTTAACTTTATCATTAGGTGCTTCAAACACAAGTGTTAGTGATTCAAGTATTATAAATGGTCAAGAAAACTCATCAACATCATCAAATTCTTCTATAATATCTGGTCTATTTAATAATATATATAATTCAGCATATTCATCTATAGTAGGTGGTCATAACAATTTACATAATTCAGCCTATTCTTTAGTATCTGGATATCGTAATGAATTAATTAGTGGTAATAACTTATCTATATTAGGAGGACAATACAATTTTATAGGAACTTCTTCTAATTCGAGTATTGTTGGTGGTGATAATAATAATATATCTCAAGTTAACAAGTCTATTATTTCTGGTGGAAGTAATAACTATATAAATTATTCAGGGTATTCAAGTATAACAGGTGGTCAAAGTAATACTATATCAACAGCAGGTTCTTATAATAGTAACTCTATTATAGGAGGATTTTCAAATTTAATTAGTAATGATGCTAGTAGATCTTCTATTATAGGAGGATATCAAAATATTGTATCAGCAGCTGGCTCATCTATTATTTCAAGTCAATATAGTAGTATATCTTCAAATGGTTCAGTTATACTAGGTGGTACTAATTTAACTTTATCAGATTCAAATACAGTATTAGTTCCAACTCTTAAAATAGATTCTGTAACTGATTCAGGAACTGCTTCAGTTAAAGTTTTGACATATGGGCCAACAAAGAATGTAGAATATGTAAATTTATATACAGAAGTTACATATTCTGGAATGACATCATTGATATCTTCAAATGGATTAGTACCAGGAACTCTTTATAAAATAACAGATAGAGGTGATAGAGGTTTATTCCATATTGCAATATCAAATAATGAATTATCTAAAACAGGAACAAGATTAATGCTATGTCCTACAAATTATTTACCTGGAATATATTCAGGTGTTTATAATAAAGGTGTTTGGTATCCAGGTATGACTGCTTCAGCTAATCAATTAGCAATATGGGGTGGTAAAGTTTGGAAAAATAATGCTGGTGTGAGTGGAACTGCTTCAACTATTTTATCTTTAGATTCAAATTGGACTTTAGTTGACAAAACAACTTTCAGTAATGGTGAATATGAACAAAAACAATTTAATATTTTGTATGACGTTGATAATGATTGGATTCAAAAACAATGGGATGGTTATGGAAATGAGGTTGGAGTTGATAATAAAGATAATGCTGTTTTTAATGGGTTTTTAAACCCCCCTTATTATGTTAAATATAATCCTTGTGATATTACAGATTGGAATTTATCTAAAAATATGATATATTTTACATTATCAGGTTTTACATATTCAACTATGTCAGGTAATAAATGTCCTTTTGGTATATTTAATAATGTAGAAATACCAACATTCGGAGGTGGTGTAATTCAAATAATAAATAATAAATGTAACTTAATAATAGAAAATCGTTCTAGTTTTATTACTGAGAATAATATAAAATATAATATAATTAATAATGTATATAGAGGATTACATCAAAATTCTAACAATGGTGGTATTGAATCCAATATAAGCTTTGGTACGAGTGATTTTATTTACTATAATGTTAATAATGGTAATATATACAATAATACTGGAGGTGGTGATATAGAAGATACTCAAGTAAATAAATAAAATTAGATAATGGCTGATAAAGATATACAAATTAAGTTAGATTTATTAATAAACAATGCTGACGCTGCTTCTTCTGTTAAAGAGGTTAGAGCTGCTATTAAAGACTTACAATCTGCCTTAATTAACTTAGATGAAGGATCAGATGAATTTATAAAAGCTTCTAAAAAAGCTGGTGAATTACAAGATAAAGTTGCTGATGTTAAAGATTCAATTAAATCATTTAATAATTCTCCTATTGAGAATGTTACAAACTCATTTGGATTATTAGGACAAAAGATTAAGAATTTAGATTTTAAAGGAGCTAAACAACAATTTTCAAATTTAGTAACATCAACAAATACTTTAGCTAAATCATTTTTAGGTATTCAAGAAGGGGCAGGATATGCTTCTATTGGTATTAAAGGTATTGGTAAAGCATTTGCTGCTACAGGTATTGGTTTATTTGTAATAGCTGTAGTAGCTTTAATTGCTAATTTTGATAAACTAAAAGATGCTGGTGGTTTAATTGGTGATACATTTAAAGCTATAGGACAAGTTGTTGATGTAGTTACAAAAGCCTTCACAGATTTCACAGATGGTATTGGATTAACTGCTATTGCTAGTAAAAAAGCAGCAGATCAAATAATAGCAGATCAAGAAAGAATAAGAAAATCTCAAAAAGAAAATAATGACTTTCAGGCTGATTTGTTAGACGCTCAAGGAAAAGATTCTAGTAAGAGAAGAAAGAAAAATTTAGAAGAAGAATTAAGTCAAGCTGAAGATGCTCAAAGAAATCAATATTTTATATTAGAAGATATTAAAAGAAGTGGTACTGAAAAGGAAATAAAAGCTGAACAAGAAAAATATGACAAGTTATTTGATGTTCAACAAGACGCTGAAAGAAAATTAGATTTATTTAAAGCTACTACTGCTACAAAAGAACAAAAGAAAAGAGAAGATGATGCTAAGAAAGCAGCAGATGATCAAAAGAAAAATTTAGATGAGTCTTTAGCTAAACAAAAAGAGGCTTTACAAAAACAATTACAAGAATTAAAAGATAGTAATGAACTAAGAACCAAACAACAAGTTGATGGATCTTTAGAAGAATTAAAAGCTAGAGAAGATGGTAATCAAAAGATAATAGATTTTTATAATAAAAATAAAAGTCAATTAGTTAATTTACAAATAGTTACTGAAACTCAAAGAAAATTAGTAATACAAAATGCTTTAGATGATTCATTACAAGCAAATAAGAAATATTATGATGATTTAGAAAAAGCTTGTCAAGAAGGTGAAGATAAAATAACTAAAGAAAAGAAGGATGCTGCTGATAAACAAATAAAAGATCAAAAAGAATTAGATGATATATCTAAAAAGAATTTTATCGATGGTGAAAAATCTAAAGATGATTTAGGCAAAGCTGGTATTATAAAAGCTGGTGATAATTTAAGAGAAGCTGCTAAAGCTGAGATTCAGTATAATAAAGAAAAGATTGACAGGCTTACTAAATATGGTTCTTTTGAATTAGAACAATTGGGAATTACTTTAGATGCTAAAGAATTAACTATTAGCGAATCTAATAAAAGAATTAAAGAGTTAAATGATATTCTCCAACAAGATCTTTTTAATGAATCTAAGAAAGCTTTAGATGAATATAATCAACAACTACAAGCTATTGCTCAGAATTTAGGTGGTGTTGCTGGATCTGTATTATCAGGTTTTGGTAATATAGCTACATCTCTTGGTAACTCTTTACAGAATTATCAAGCTAGAGTTAAAGATTTTATTGATTCGGGTAAAAATGGTATGAGTGAAGCAACTGCTGAAATATTAGCTGGAGTTGAGGCTGGATTGGGTGCTGCTAATGAACTAGTTGGAACAATTGGATCTGCTTTAGCTGAAAAATCAAATGAAAGAATTGCTGCAGTTCAGACAGAAAAGGAAGAACAAATTAAAGCTTTAGAAGAACAAAATAAAAAAGGTTTAATATCTGATGAACAATTAGCTAAGGGTAAAGATAAGATTAATCAAGATGCTTATAAGAAAGATTTAGCTTTAAGAAGAAAAGCATTCCAACAACAAAAAGCTATACAAATTGTTCAGGCTGTAATAGGAACCGCTCAAGGTGTTGTAGCTGCTTTAGCTAATCCATTCCCATTAAATATTGCTATGGCTGCTTTAGCAGGTATAACTGGTGCTGTTAATATTGGATTGATTGCTGCTCAGAAATTTCCAGAAGGAGGTTCAGCACCATCAACAAGTACTCCATCTACTCCAAGTGCTTCAGCTGAAGGATTAGTAAATTCAGCAGGTCCTAATCAATTTACTCCTCCACAATTCCAATCTATTGGTGATAATAGATTTAGTAAAGGTGGTGAAGGTAATCTATTTGTATTAGTAGATGATATAAATAGAGGTCAAAGAAAAGTATCTGTTATTGATGATAGATCAACTGTACTATAAAAACATATTATATAATATAATGGAAGAATTTAAAAAATATAAAACAAAACCACAAGTAGATCATTATGACATTGAAATGGATGAATATAATGATATTGATGGTGTTAAATGGTTATCTATTGTAGATAAACCAGCAATTGAAGTTACAGGTATTTACTTTAAAGAATACTCTGATTTAGATGAAAGTTTTAAATTTAAAGAAGTTGATAGTGAAAGGGGAATTTTAGCAGGACCTAGTATGATACCTGATATTAAAATGCATAGAAAGGATAAAGTTAGAGGGATATTTACAGTAAGTTTTAGTAAAGAACAGATTGAAATTGCTCAAAGAAAGTTCTCAAGAAATCAATATGGTAACAATATTAATTTTGATCATACTGATCAAAAAGTTAAAGCATTTGTATTAGAACAATGGATTATAACAGATCCATCATTTGATAAATCAAGAACATTCGGTTATAATTTACCAATAGGAACTTGGTTTACTATGGTAAAGTTTGATGATATGGATTTCTATAGAGATGTTGTTAAAAACGGTTATAACTCTTTTTCAATTGAAATGGATGGTAAATTAAAAGCATCATTTAAAGATATTAGAGAAGAAGATACTGATGAATTTGACACACTATTATTAGAATTTGAAGACATTTTAAAGGAATTTAGAATAAAATAACGCTTTTTATATAAAAAAATATTATATATTAGAAGTAATAATTAAAATAAAATTATATGAGTAATAAAACACAAAGAATAGAAAGATTTATTTCGGAATTGACAAAGACTTTCTCAAAGTTTAAAGAAGAAGAAGTAAAAAAATTCGCTGAGTACATCGTAGGTGATATGACAATATCAGCAGAAAGTTTAGAAGAAGGATCAGACATTTTTCAAGTAGTAGATGGTGTAAATCAACCATTAGCTGATGGAAAATATGTAATTGAGGACAAAGAATATACTGTTAAAGACGGTAAAATTGCTTCAATGACTGATGCTGTTGCTGAAGTAAAAGTAGAAGTAGAACAAGCAGTTGCTGATGTTCCAACAGAAGTAGCAGTAGAAGCTCCAGAAGATGAAAATAAAGAAGATTCTAACATTGAAGGAATTAAAGCTTCTGTAGATGCTTTAAACAAAAGATTTGATGATTTAGAGAAAATGGTTCAGGGTTTAGTATCTGACAATACTAAAATGAAATCGGACTTTTCAGCATTACCAGCATCAATAATTAAAGATGTAAAAGTTTTAAGTGAACCAACAAAAGTTGATTCATCTTTAGCAATAGAAAATTTCAAGAAATTGAGAAACCAATAAAAAAAATAAAAGTAAAAAAATATGGCATTACCATCAACTGGGATTATAACAAGTTCCCTAACAGCTTACACAGAACAAGATTCGCCTTTGATTAGAGCGTCGGTTTTAGGTGGACATACATTGGACTATATCACAATAGAACAAGGTATTAAATATTCTAAATCTATCAACATTTTAGGTGGAACATTAGTACCAACTGCTTACTCTTGTGCAGTTATGTCACCAACAGGTTCAGCAGTAATCACTCAAGTACCTTTAACAGTTTGTACATTAGAAGTACAAGAATCTATTTGTTTAGATTACTTAACTAACTACTTCACAAACAAATGGTTAGCACCTGGTGCTGACAATGGTGAAAAATTACCAAATCAAATTGAATCAGAATTCGTAGCATTAAAAATGGATCAAATTTCTTCAGTAGTTGAAGACTACATTTGGAAAGGTTCTAGTTCTGGTACTTATTCAGCATCATTAACAGTATGTAATGGTATATTACACACTATCGAATTAACTTCAGCATCTGCTTCAGTTATTCAAGCAGGAACAGCATATGCAGGAACAAATCCTACATTAGCTAACATCGCTACAATCGTAGATGATATGTTCTTAAAAATACCAACAGATATTTCAGATAGAGGTGACTTAGTATTATTTATGTCAATCCCTAACTTTAGCTTATATCAATTAGCTATCAGAGATTTATATAAATATAACTCTAATATGTACACATCTAACACATATAGATATGAATCTGAAATTCCTGGTACAGGTGTTAAGGTTGTAGGAACAAGAGGTTTAAATGGAACAAATAGAATGGTATTAACTTCTGGTGAAAACATTAGATTTGGTACAGATTTAAGAAATGATTTCGATTCAGCAGACAAATTCAAAATGTTTAACGATCCTTATCAAAAATCTCTTTATTTTCACGCAGTTTGGAGACAAGGTATAGCAATTCCTTTCCCACAATTCGTTGTAGAATTTAAATAAGACAAAATAAAAGTCTAGTATAATAAAAATACTAGGCTTTAAAAGAATAAATAAAAAAATAAAAAAACAAATATTATGGCAGGATGTATTTTAGACACTACATATGAATTAAGTTGTGATAGAACTACTCCAGGTGGTATTAAGAATGTATGGTTTGGACAATGGAACGGAACAACATTACAATATACTTTAACTGGTACTAATTCAGATATTATAGGTACCTTTTCAAGTGGAACTGTGTCATTCTTTAAATTAGAACAAGAATTTGAAAAGTCAGCAGTGACAATAACACCAACAATAAATGAAGAATCATTATCTCCAAGAAATGAGGTGAAGGTAGAATTGTTTTTCCAAAAAATGGATTCAACATTAAGAACTTTACTTAACCAATTAATAAAAGGAAGATATAGAGTATTATTTCAAGATCAAAATGACCTTTACTGGTTAGCAAATCCAGTATCTCCAGGTAGAATATCTGGTGGAACAATAGGATGGGGTAAATCCTTATCTGATTTAAATGGAGCTACATTAGAATTTAGTGCAGCTGAACCAAATCTACCATTACTTGTATCTCAAAACGCTGTTAATCAAGTAGTAACAAGTCTATAAAAAACAAAAAAAAACTTTCCGAATTTCATATTCATTTCCCATCTCAACGAGGTGGGTTTTTCATTTTTACTATATAAACATATTATTATATATGACAAATAAAACAAAATATATAATAGCTCCAGAATATATTGGTGTTAATATTAAAAATCCATTTAGTTATAATATTATATCAACTTATAATATTGAACCAAGTCTATACGAATTATACTCTAAATATTACCCAGAAGTATTTATTGTGGAAGTTAAAAAAGATAAAAAATAAAATATTATGACGTTATATTTACAAGAAGGTAATAATATATTAAATGTTATAGTTAAAGATGGTGATTACCTACAATTATGTGATCTATCATCTATTGGTGATTATAATAATGATTTTAATAGTGATTTTTTAATTGATTATGATATTACATATAATTATTTATTATCATTAAAACATTCTGGATCAAATGATTTTTACTATTGTTATATCTATGATGATAATATATCATCTAAGTATATGAGATTTCAAATATCAGTTACAGGAAGCTCAACAGCATCCACAACATATTCAGTAATCCCAAATTTACCAGAACTAAAAGGACAATGGGCTTACAAGATATATCCTAATACAGAATTTAATTATAATACATTAGTAGATCCTTTAGATTCAGGTATAATGTATATAAACTAAAATAATTTTTAACAATGAGTGAAAATAAAAAAAATAGAACACTAGCTTTTTGTAGTGATGAATGTGATAAAATTCCAGTATATAAATATGTTGAATATGTAAATTCAAGAGGATTTATAAATTGGGGTGAAGACAATGATTATCCTGATATAATAAATGATTTAATGGATAGAGCACCTGTACATAGTTCTATTGTAAAAGGTAAAGCTGAAATGATTTCATTAGGTGGATTTAATAAAGATGTATCTGTTGATACTTTATCTTTTATTAGAAACTTTTTTGCTGGTAAAACATTAGATGATATATTAATTAAAGTAACATTTGATTTAGAAAAGTTTAATACATTTGCTTTAAGAATACATTGGAATACAGATAGAACACGAATATCTTTAATAGATTATATTGATGTTGGTAAACTAAGATATACAGTAGATGGTGTTAATGGTAATACATTTACAGCAGTTAAAATCGAATATAGAGATAATTGGAATAAGAATGTTATATCTAAAAATAAGAAAATATTTCCTATATTTAGTGAAACAGAAAGATCAGAAGATGAATATATTTATGTATTTGGTGGATTTTCAAGTGGATCTGAAATATATGCTAAAGCATCTTATCAAGCTGGTTTAGAAAATATAATGGAAGAAGCAGGAATTGCTAATTTTCATTTAAATAATCTTAAAAAAGGATTCTTTCCAACATTACACATAAACATATCAGATACTAATCCATCGAATGGTGAAGAATTAGATGAAGTTGTTGCAGGATATAAGAAACAATTTCAAGGAACAGAAGGATCAAGACAGATATTTACAGTTACAGATGGATCGGCAACAAATCCAACAACAATTACACCATTGAATATTGATTTTTCTGATAGTAAATTTGCTGAAAGAGCTAAACAAGTAACACAGAATATATTTTCAGCTCATAGGGTTGTTTGTGGTGAGTTATTTGGTGTTAAAGAACCAAATGGATTAAACTTCACAAAGGATCAAATCCTTGAGAGTTATAGACTATTTCAGACTACTTATATTAATCCAAGAAAGAATGTTATGGAAAGAGTTTTTAATATTTTTGGTAAAATAAATGGTTGTGATAAACTTACAATCAATGATTATAAAATTGAATTTGATCCAACATATGATATGACATCTATAATTGAAATTATATCTAATGTATCATTAACAGATATTGCTAAAGAAACACTATTATCTATGATTGGTATTAAAGAAGAAGAAATAAAAAAATTATTAACTAAAAATGTCTAATACAAGATTTATAACAGTAGATTATCTTATTGATAAAAGTATGATTGATAAAAATGTTGATCAAAGATTGTTATATAAGTTTATTGATGATGCACAAGATATAAATATTCAAGGTGTATTAGGTGGTGATTTATATGATTATATAGTATCTAAATATGCTAGTGGTACAATGTCTAATATAGAATCAGGATTAGTAGAATTGATTAAACCAGCTGTTGTAGAGTGGGCTGTCTATAATGCTTTACCTTTCTTACATATTAAATTAACAAATAGAGGTGTTCAAGAATTAGGTCAAGAAAATGGTTCTAATACAACAATTGATAATGTTAAATATTTAAGAAATATTTCAATGAATAATGCTGAATTTCATAATAAAAGGATAATAGATTATATATGTACACATTCAGATGTGTTCCAATTTTATAATAACTTTAGAAAGGTTAAACCAGATGGTAGATATTTTGGAGGTATCTATGTAGATAAAAGAAATAGAAGATGGTATTAATAAATAAATTCTTTTTAAATTATTTTAAAAAGAAAAATATTATTGGAACAACAATATTTCCTTTCATAATATTTTGGAGAGGAAAAAATTCTTTTAATGAAGTAGATATTAACCACGAAAAAATTCATTTGAGGCAACAACTCGAATTACTAATAATCTTCTTCTATATCATCTATGGAATAGAATATTTAATAAAAGGAATAAAGTATAAAGATTTTAATAAAGCTTACTACAATATTTCATTTGAAAAGGAAGCATATCGAAATGAGAAAGATTTTAATTATAACAAAAATAAAAAGATATATTCTTTTATAAAATATATTAGAGACAATGAATGAGATTTTAGTTAACCTATTAGGAACTACAGATATAAATTTAGTTATATTTGGATATTTTTGGGCACTTTTTGGATTAGTCTTCACAATAGTAGATGATAAGTCTGATAATCGTAAAACAAAATTATTCAAAAAGATGAGTATATTTGAGTTTATCAAATATTCTATGGCTATTATATCCGTTATGAGATTTAGTTCATTCATACTTAACATAGATAATATATCATTTGCTGGCTTCATAGTTGGCTTATCAATAAGAAATTTACCTCTTTTAATTAAAAAAATAGCAAAAAAATATACAGATCAAGATGCACCACAACCTTAACGACTTTAGTTTAACATCACCTTTTATAGGCTTTATAGCTTATATATTCTTTACAATTTTTAATTGTTTTAGTTCAATAATACCTATGTTAAGTTTTGAACCAAACACAATTAAAGCTGAATTGATATTAGGAACCATAAGATTATTCTTTGGTATAATGGTTGGTATAGGACTTTGGTTTACAAATAGATTCTTAAATAAGAAGTTTAAATAAAAAGAGGACCCGAATTGGTCCTCTAAATGTATAAATAGACAAATTAAAAAGCCTTAAAAAGTAAATCCTAATCTTATTGTACTACCAGTAGTCATATTTAGAAAATCAATTCTGTCTGTTATAATATCATTAAAGTTAATGATTTTAACTTTATTGTATCTAATATACTTATCAATTAAAGGTTCGTATATCCAACCATCATAATAGGATAGATATATAATACTAGAATTTGGATCTGGTGTTATGACTTTACTAAAAATTATATAACAAGTATCATTTTTACTTTCACGATAACAGTTATATGTATAGTCATTATTATGACTATTAATTTGCATTACCTTTAAATCTGTATAATCATTTTTTGGTTTTACATCATTTGATTTCTTACAACCTACTAATAATGTCAATGCTAGTCCTAAGACAAATAAAATTCTTTTCATAATGTTTTTGTTTATATATATTTTATTTTAAAAATCACTTTTATTTAAAATCAAATTTAATTTCTCATTTCTCAAAATAGGTTTTAATTTTTTAGATAGTAGAATAATTTGATCTTTTTTACTACATCTTGATATATCACCAAGTCCATAATAACTACTTAAAAAACTTAACATCTTTTTGTTTAAAGTTTTAATATCATCTATTGATTTTATATCTTCTACTTTTTTCATACTTCAAAGATAAGTAAAGTATTTTAATTAACCAAATAATATTTAATTTATTTTAAAAAATCAGGTACATCATATTTCTTTGTCCAATTTTCCCAATGAGAAAATCTAACTTGATATATTTTAGCAATTATATAAGCTATAACAGCTAAATATATATTACCAGACATTATTAAACATATCCAAAATGATAAGCATAGCATACAAGATACTAATTCTGTGAAATAATCAAATATAACATTCTTTAATCCTTCACCTATAGCAAAAATTATGTCTTGTAATGGTTTAAAATGTGTTATTAAATAAGATAATAGAAATGTCTTACCTAAAATAACCCCATATATTTTAAGAATTGAGATCAAAGTCATCAAAGTTGTAATCATCATAATCATTTAATTTATTTTTTAAGTAGCTAAAAGTGGATTTAACACTTTTTCTTACTGTTGAATAGGAATATCCTAATTCTCTTGCCAATTGAGCCATTTTAACACCATCAAAATAATACTTCATAAATAATAATTTATCTGTATAAGATATATCTGTCAATATCAATTGTATTTGAGTTAATAGTTCTTCCTTTTCTTTCCTTTCTTTTATATCTGTTTTATATTCAAAATCAAATCCTTCGTTTTCTATATTTGTATATAATCTATTTTTACTTCTATACATTCTATAAAATTTAGATTCAGATCCTCTACCATTTAAAACCAATCTGACAACCAACCAGTCAGTATTATTACCTCCAATAAAGTTATCATTAGTCCAAGCTTCTTGTAGTTTATTATTTTTTATCTCTAAAAGATTTAAATATAAATCTGATTTAAAATCATCATATAAACTCGGACTTACTGATCTTTTTATTAAGGCTTGTATTTTAGTGTTTTCTTCAATGTAATTGAATATGCTTTGTGTCATTTATTAACTTTCTTATTTTTATATCCCTCTGTATTTTCTTTAAAATAGATTTGTAATGATCCAAATCCTTTTTATAATCTAAATTATATTCAAAAAAAATTGATTTAATAACCCATCTATGATTTAAATGATCCTCTTGTATTATCATCCT